ACGCTTTTTACCTCCCTTCTTTTTCTTCTTCTTTTTCTTAGTCGTAGAATGGTACATAGTAAGAATTAGGTATCTTAGTATATTCTAAACGAAGTTTGGCCGAGTGTCTCTGGTTTTGCTAAGTTAAATTGCTGTAAACAAAGATAACCGAAAGCGTCAAATGCGTGATCAACTCCTAAATTCTTATTTGGCATACCCGTATTTGGTGCATAAGTTAAAGTTCTAAGCGATTTTATCAATTCTTTACATCTGGGGTGAATAAATGTTCTCCGATCACCATTTGCATCAAATAATGCCGTATTTACAGCAGTAATTTTGTCTCGAATCTTCCAGGGAGCCTTTGGACTAGACACAGTAAAGCCACTTCTTCGTAAAATTGTGTGATCTGTAAGACCAACACCACTTGTTTTACGAGCACCACCCGTGGGGTCAGGACAAGTTATAATTCTTCGATCAACTCCATATCTATTTACCACTTCTTCGGCAAAATCCCATGTAGTTGCACCTCCCCGTAAGATAATTTCGTCAAAAACATACAAATTATTGCCATTTTTTACCGCACATATGCCACAAAGCGGGTCTACGTTGAAATCCACCCCCATATATAGCGGTAACATATGTAAATCAGCCACTTCGGACGAGATATTCTCATCATCAAAGCTAATCGCCACCAATCCCGTAAGATTTTCAAAGCTCGCTTCAAATTCTTGTCGAAATGTACGATTATCTAGCTGACCCCTAGCTGCTTCAACCTCCTCTTTCGGAACATTACCCCCTTCGATAGTAGTAAAACTCCATCTCTTCCAATCTCCACTCTCATCTTCGGGTACATAACACCATAAATCGTAAAACCAACTTGCCGTTCCATCAGGTGTTGAAATAAATAACGCCCACCCCTGTTTGTCTGCTAAAGCAGGTCTTATA